AATGTGTAAAGTCTGTAGGCCATATTACACATTTACCTTTTACTGGTTTAACTTTTAATTTTTGGTAAAAAAATTCTGTTTCTCCACCATCTTCTACATCGTTGAGATATGTCATCCATACTAATCCACGCTGCCATGATTGAGTTGTTGTTCTCTCACAATGCCAAGCAAAATAACCCTCATTTGGTGCGTAGTGTTGTATATTAAATGATTCTTTTAGTCCTATTTTAATCCTACCTTTAAGACTGTATTTCTCAAGATATTCAATTAATTTTCCTGATAATTGTTGCACATATTTTTGAATAGTTGGGTGCTGTGTCCAAGCAACTATAACATCAGTAGATTTTTTAATTTCAGCATCAGTACCATCAGAGGTTAAACCTCTCATTTTTTCATATACATTGTTTTTATGATATTCAATTAATTCATCACAAACAGATACATCTTTTAACATAGTTTCATATATAAAATTTTCCATAATTAATCCTTGACAAAATTCAATTTTTTTATTATAATAAGTGTGTAACGATAAGGCTAGTGAACAGTTCTACTTTTGATTTCTTGCATAAGTTGTTCAATTTCACTATCATCTAGTTTTTCCAAATCATCTTCTTCTGGTATTGGTATTTCTTCTACTTTAGTCATTTTTGGCTCATCTAGTTTTTTTAAAATATATTCATAATATTTACTCAATCCATCTGAAGCTGAAACATTAATGACAATTGAGTTTTTTTCAATTAAATAACTATCTTCATCAGTAAATGGTTTTATCCATTTTACTAATCCTAAAGTTTCTTTTATTCTTCCATCTCTACTTGATGTTTGTTGCACATCTAATAACAATGGATTTTCAACTTTTATTTGTTCTTTAAGAGTTTCAACGATACGACATATTATATCTTCACCATTTGATAATTTTAAAACTGAATACTTATTCATATCTTTATCCTATCTATTTCATAATTAAATTGTTCTTCATTGTAGATATTTATTCTGTCTTGAAAATGGGACATTGTATAATTAATTCTTCCTTTGTAGGAAAGATCGTCTGCGATGTCGTAAAGCCGAGTGGTATTGTTATCTTTAGAAATTCGCAACCCTCGTCCAATGCTTTGTAGCACTCTAATTCTTGACTTACTTGGACTAGAGAACACGACATTATGGAGATTCCTAATATTAATACCAGTGCTAAATGTGCCGTACGATGCAACAATAATCGCATCTGTTTCTTTTTCAGTGATTGCACGAATCTTTTCCCTAGTTTCTGTATTTGTTCCACCATATACAAAAAATACCTTTCTTTTAAAATCTTTCATTAGTGAGTGTAACACAACTCCATGTTTTTCTACAAGTTTAAAAAGACACAAAGTGTTTCCATTAAGAGTATCGCACAGCCGAACAATAAAACTATTGCGTTTATATAAACTAACCAAGAAATCCATTTCCTCTGCATATGTAAAATCCTTAGATTTTTTACAATCGTCCTCTGAATGTTTTAGCACTACACATTTTATATCAAGAGTTGCAATAGTTTTTTTATCCATCAACTCTTTTGTAGTTGTTACTTTTTTTACTGAGCCAAACAAACCCTCTAAAATTAATCTATGAGTTTGTGTTCCATCTAATGTTCCAGTTAATCCAAATCTATATTTACACATATCAAGTTTTGTCATAATACCAGTAAGTGATTTTGCTTTGAACATGTGAGCCTCATCACCTATGACACACCCAAACTGACTAAAATATTTTTTAGGTAATTTATATAAAGATTGCCATGTTGATATGAATATAGATTTGTCTGACTGTAAATCATGCCCAGCATAAATTCTATGTAAATGTTTTTCACTCCACCCATAATCAAGAAAATCAGAAAACATTTGCTCAACTAAAGATGTCGTTGGAACAAGTATTAATATCTTTTTATCCTGTAAAGTTTTATAGTATCTTACTAGTGCATAAATGATAAGTGATTTACCAGAAGCAGTTGGGCTTACTAATAAACATCTATTTTTTTGTATCGCATGACAAAACGCATCTGATTGATAATCTCTTACTTCTAATTGTTTTCCTTTTGACATTGGTTTGAGAGAAATGATATATTCCCTTGCTATATTACAGTTAATCTCTCTATCACTCTCTATATCGTTCTCAGAGGTATATTCTATATCATTTCTATTACAAAACTCTTTTATGTAAGGTAATAATCCCACATAAATTTTACCAGTCTGCTGTGAAAATAATCTTATCTTACCATCCCAAACACGACTACGATAGGTAGGCATAAACTTTGCACCAGGCACTTCAAAGGTAAAATAATCTGCAAGTTCTCTTGAAACTGCATCATCTACTTCTATGTGATAATAGACTTCGTTAAGTTTAGATATGTGCATATTGTAAAGTGTTTGGCTCACCATATTCACCACGAGCTATAATGTTCCAAGCAATACTAATTCTTTCATCATTTGTTTGAGGCACCCAATGCTGTAACCAAGATGGAAAAATAATTCCTATTCCTATTGAAGAAGATTGAATACTATTAAATTTTAATTCCATTAAATCTGAATTTAAATTATTTTGTTCTTTTTTTCTTGGCCTAAAAACACTAGCTTGTGGCCTAGGGTCAAAAAAAACTATTGGAGAAGAATCTAATGATGATTGTAAATAAAATACTCCAGATAAAAAATTATTTGAGTGCGTGTGTGGGTGATGTGCAGACCTAGATGAGTTAGGTTTAAGTATGTTTCCCCACATATTTGTTATTTCTAATTTTTCATACCCATATCCTAAATCTTCCATTACATCCTCAGTATGTTTATAGATAGAATTAACTAATGGTTCAAAAACTTTAGATTCATGTAAGTGACGATTTTCTTGAGTTCCTAATCTCCGAACTTTTTTACCATCTTTTTCTGATATACTTTCAGATGCGATTAAATTGTTCATATCATTTCTTTCATTATTTTTAAAATTATGTTCAAATTTATAAATACAAGTAGGAAACGCATCAATTCTTTCCATATTTTTTACATTAGCCATGTTACTATACTCCATCTTTCACTATCAGTTATTTTTTTTACTTCATGTGGAAACATAAAGTTAGAAGGAAAAATAATACCTGAACCCATTTTAGTTTTATACTTATTACCAGACACTACAAGTTCACCACCCTTGTAATTATCATTTAAAAATAATAATGCACTTACTTGTGGAAAACCATATTCTTGTCCATGCGAGTGGTGTATATTATCAGTATGCTCTGACATAAATCCACCAACTGAATATCTGTTTATTCTAAATCCAGAATGTCTTTGGCAACTAAATTTATCAAATTTTTCTGAATATTTTTTAATTACTTTACCAAAAAAATCATTAATTATATTAACTACATTTTTATCTCTTACCCACATATCATCCATAACAACTCTTTTATTACTATTTTTTATTTCCCCAGAATTGTTTGCATATGTTGATGGTTTTAGTTGCCCACTATTTTTTGCAAATTTAATTATATCTTGGCATTTATTTTTAGGAATAATATCTTCATAATAACCTATCCATTTTTTTAAACTATTCATCACATCATTCCTGCTTCAAATTGTCTCCAGCTGATTGCATTTTTGATATCCCATTGCCTACTTTGAATAGATTTTAAAATACCATCAATGTACTTAATGACAGATTCTAAGTATGCAATTTTATGCTCTGCTTTAATGATATCTTCATCAGATTCTATATAAATGTGTAAATCGTTTTTGAGGACTTTAAGGTCAAATGGTTTGGTTACATAGACTTTTGCATCAGCCTTACCACCATAGTATTCCCATTTTTCACGATACAAAACTTTGTAATCACCTTTTGCACGATACAATAAAAATTCAAAGTTTGTTTTGTGGTCAAGATACTTTGCATAAAGTTCTTGGTTTTTGTAAGATTCAGTATCTAGTCGTTCATCATTTATCTTCAAGTCTTTTTCAACTTGAGCTTTCAACTCATCAAGTGTCATAATTACTCCATATTATATTGTTACTATTTCATATATTTTATATTGAAAATTTACCTCTACAGTTAAATACTCTACATCAGTAGCAGCTTGTGTATAACTTAATCCACCTAAAGATGTTGGAAAAATATCTTGAAAACGAACTTCTACTAGTGGATTATTTTTATTAGATAATATTGTAAGTGTTGCATCACCATACATTCCTCTATCTGGTGTTGCTGGTTGTGTATCTCCAATATCATTACTTGTTCCTAAAGTTGCTTGTGGACTGTTTGAAGTTGAGGATCTAAAAGTTGCAAATTGTGTTCTACTTTTAGGAAAACCAGTTCCAGTAATCCAATCATGTATTGTTATATAATTTTCTAAAAATTCATCTACAATAAAAGATATTGTTAAATCTTCATAGTCTGGCTTATCACCTAGTGTTGGAATATTTTTAAATGGTGTATTGTAAGTTGCAGCTGGTAAACTAACGCCAGGCAAATTTGCAGCTGTAGTAAAAAACTCAACTTTAGGAAGTTGATTAATACTAAACTTAAATTGAGTTGGTGAAGAATAGTCTAGTTTAGTTGGTTGTCTTGATATTGATGTCATAACATTATTTATAATGTAAAAAAGGGACTCCATAAGAAGTCCCTTTTCTGTTTGACAAATTTAAATTTGATTACTTGTTAGCAATATACATTGTTACTTCAAAACCAAATCTCATTTCTTCGTATGATGGTGTATTCCACATGATAATATCTCCTATTATAATATTACTCTTATATAGTATTTTTAAATTGTTTTAACCATACAGAAAATCATTATTTTTACAAAAAAAAAAGGGAAACCGAAGTCTCCCTTTTTAGTTTTGGTTGGTTATTCCAACTCTTGTTATTACATAAGGTTTGTAACTTTAACTCGTCTGTAATACTTGTTAGTGTTACCAGTAATACTGATTGCACCCTCGGCTGTTGCAGCAACTGTTCCAGTATGGAATGGGTTAGCAGCAATTCCGTAACGAGTCTTAAATCCAATTTTTGGTTGGAAAGTGTGCTCACCAACTGCACGAACCATTTGTAATGGAACATATGGGCAGTAGAACATACCAGCATCGTATGGTGATGTACCTTTGTAACCAACAACATAGTATTGTGATGCAGCTACATTTGCAGCATATGGATCAACATATACTTTATATCTACCATTAAGTACACCAGCAAATGTTGTTGTAGTGTCATCAACATTTAAGTTGTTGTTAAGAGCAGGAGCATAGTCAAGAACACCAGCCATTTGAAGTGCAGATGCAACATCAGCAGAACAAAGGATCATGTTACCCTTTCCTCTACGAGTTTGTTGACCGATTGCGTTTGCGTCTCTTTCAACTGCGAACATTAAACCCTTGAACTTCTCAACACTCCATCTACCATTAGAATCTGTGTCAAGGTCAAAGATACCACCAGTTGTTGTATTAGTTTGAGCACCAGCAACAGCTGTTACATAAATGTTTCTAACAACTTCTCTGTTAATTTCTGCAAGAATTTCAGCAGATAAGATGTTTGCAAGTTCTGTTTCTGCATCTAAACCATGAATTGCTTTTAAGTCTTGAGCAAGTTCCATTGAATATTCTGCTTTAAGAGCTCTAGTAACTGCTGTTACTGTGTGCTTCTCAATTGAGAAAGCCATCTCAGCGAATACATTAGTAGATGTGTTATCACCTAATGCTTCACCTTGTGCAGTTGTCATACCAGTTACAGTTTCGTATGTTCCAGCAGATGGGCTGTCATTTAATACAGCAGGGTTAGTTGCAGTATCAGTAACATCACCACCACCAGTTGTACTAGCTTTGTTCTGGTTAGAGAAATCTGGCATAGACTCGTCAGCAAGTGCTTCAGCACCAGTTTGCGAATTGAATCTTGAACGCATTGCAAAGATAAGTCCAGTTGGGCCTGTCATTGGTTGCACACCACAAATGTCATATGCAATTAAGTTTGGCATTGATCTTCTAACTAAAGAAATGAGAATCGGATCCCAATTATCAACTGAAGATCCAGTTGAGTTAGATGGTGCAGCCTCTGATAGAAATGATCTATCTTCTCTTAAGGCTTTTTCTTGGTTTTCAAGAATTAAAGTAGTAACTGCCCTCTTGTAAGAATCGCTGATTTCAGGTAAATCAGGATGTGCAAGGACTGGCTTCCACTTTTCTTGTAGATCTTGTGTTTGATACATTGTATCTCTCCTTATTATTTTCTACTTATTTATAATTTTCTGTTACTTTGCACTATTGCCAAACTTACCAATTGCAGACATATATGCCTTCATTGAATCAGTTGTGTCAATGTCCTGTGCTAGGCCAGTTTCTACATCATCAATAGTTTCAGTCGGTTCATCTTTTTTTTGCTTTGGGAAGTAGTTTTCTTTTAAAGTACCTAACTTTTCACGAAAGGATTCTTCATCAGTAAATTCTACATCTTCAATTAGTGACTTAAACTTCTCAATTTCTGTATCAGCCAAATCGTTAGTTTCCTGACGAATGACTTGCTCCCTTACTAGACTTCCGTTGTTCTTTTTCAAGTCTACTATTTTCTTAACAGACTCGTTCAACTTACTTTCTAGTTCGGTAATTTTTTCTGATTGTGCTTCTAACACATCGTATTTCTCATCTGGTATATCAACATAATGGTCTTCAAATAGAGTTTTTAATCCAGAAATGAAGTCCTCTGCAATTTCGCCTTTTAAGCCTCTTTCAATTGCAAGTTCATTTTCTTTCATCCATTCCTCAACGACATAGTTCAAATAAGTATCAACTTTTTCTGATAAATCTGACTTTGTCTTTTGGATATTTTCTTCTAACTCAGTTGAATATTCTTGCTCTAAACGAGTAACTTCGTCACGAATTTTAGATTTAACTGCAGCTTCAAATACTGTTGCAGCTTTCTTCTTAAATTCTTCAGATAAGTCTCCCTCACCATTGATAAGAGCATCAACATGTTCTTTTACATCAACTGATTGAACTCTCTTTTCAATAGCTTCTTCCATATCCTTATCATCTTCCTCGTCATCTTCTTCATCACCATGAGCAGCATTGTTTAATCTATCATACATTGCTTTTAACTCGTCTTTCTTTGCATGTTTCATCATGTTATTCATTGCAGTCATGTATTCAGTTTTAGTTTTTGGCTCTTTTTCTTCTTTATTGTGTGAAGATTCAGAGATAATTTCCATATCACTTGCCATAACTTTTTCTTCAATACCATGCTTAAATTGAACATCATACCACTCAACATGTCCGTCATCATCTGGAATTGCGTGTGACTTTAAGATTGGTTTACCTTTACCCCAAATTGGGTGTTCCACGACTGTTGCACAATCATGGTCTTTAGAATGGCATAACTCACGAATTTCTTCGTCTGTATAACCTTCTTTTACTTTTTTCATTTTTTCTGGTGCAACTTCACCTTTTTGTGCTTTATCACCACTAACTTCTTTAGAAGCTGCAGCAACTTTTTTAGCAGGTGAATCACCTTGAGTTGGTGACACTACAGCTTTACCTGTATCTTGCATTTCACCATTCTTTTGTTTCTTCATAGGTTCTGCTGGAACAGCAGACTTTTTAGGAGCATCGTGCATGGCTTCGTCCAACTCAGCAATGACTTCCGCTTCTAATTCCTCAATGGTTTTGTCTAATTCATTCGCCATGGGGATTTCTCCTTGTTTTAAGTTATTTGTTAATTTATTTATAAATTATAAAAGTTTTAAAAACCTAGCAAACTCCAATGCATCTTGATTTGCTTGCTTGTTTCGGACTTTTTCATTTATTCTTTTTTTCATCTGCATCAATTCTTCTTCAATTAACACACCATTGTTCCAAACCCACTCTTTGCCTTCCATAATTCCTTGAACAAATGCGTTTGGAGCAGATGGATCTGCGACAATATCAGCTGCAGTCGCAAGATAAAAATCATTCTTTACATAATTCGCACCATTTTTTTGTTCTAAACTACCCATACCTCTTGAAGATACACCTAGTTTTCCACCAGCATCCATTAAATTTTCTACTATTCTACCCATAGGAGTTTTAAGGATTTTTGCTTCTCCAATGAAGTTTTTTCCGTCTGGTTTTAAAGATGTAATCATGTGAGATGCACGCTCAAGATTTACAGTTGGCCCGTCAGGATGTCCTAATTCACCAAATGCACGATTCTGATTAACATAATCTTTATTATATCTGTTTACCTCTTTTTCAAGAACTGGAAATGGATATACTCTACCATTTCTATTCTTTACTTCGGATTGCATAAAGACACCTTTTATTTTATATGTCTTTTCTCCACCATCTTTTTCTTCTGTGATGTATTCTACATCTTCTATGTGTTCTGATATTAACTTCATACTGAGCTTCCTTGTGCGACTTCTTGTATATGAACTCCACCATCACTTCCAGCAGTTTCGTTTATGACTGATATAAAGTAAGAGGTTTGTCCGAAATTGTATTGAAGTGCATTACCAACATTACTTGATTCATCAGTTGCATCTTCCATTGATATAAAAGAACCAGCATCTGAACCTGAACTATCTGTTCCGTCTAATAATGCTTTACCCTCACCATTTCTTATTATTTCCTCTGGAATTACTGTGATTGATGAGCTGGCTTTTAAATAAAAACCATTTGTTGCAGTCACAGTTGTTCTATCTGAATTAAGTGTTATTTTAAAAAATACATCATTTCCACCAAATTCACTTATTCTAAATGAAGAACCTCTTGATAATTTTCCTAATTCTAGTCCATGAGCTGCATCATCACCTAATGTTGAAGCAGTGATTGTGCCTACGAACCTTACTAATTTTAATGCCATGTCTCTATTCCTTACCTAGATTGTTAACATTTCTCGTTCAAAATATTTTAAAAGTTCCTTTTCTGGAACTCTATACTTTTTTGAGGTTGCAGTTATAGTTTTATCAAAACTATTTAGGAAATCTTGAGGTTTAGAGTCCATTTTTTTAAAAATATTATCAACAGCCTCTTTCATTTTAGGTGAAAGTTTTTTATATTCTTTTGATTTTTTATGCTCGTCTTTTTCTACGACTGGAGTATAAAATTCATCAAACTTCTTCGTCATCTTTCTCTACCTGTGGTGTTTTGACAAAATTATTTGCGACTTCTCGTCTTTTTAATTCAAGTGCATCACCAACTTTTTGTTGCATTACAGATTTAAATGAAGTTTCTGCACCTAAATTGTCGTCTTTTGATAATGCGTCTACTATTTCATCTGTGTTCATTCTTCATCTCCTTTATCACTATTACCTCTGGTTATACCATCAGTATCATTTACATTAATTCCACCATCATCTGGGTCTGAATTAGCTTCTTTATTAATTTCTTTTTGCATATCATCAATTTCCATGTCAGTCATATTTAAAATATTTTTCTGTACCCATTTCTTACTAAAGAATGTTCCAACATATGACTCTACTTGTGAAAGTGAATCTAGTTGTTCTTTAAGTATCTCTGCTTTCTTTAGTTCTGCAAAATGACCATCTTGCATGAAGTCATATTGAATATGCTCTTTCATGTTAGACCAATCTTCTAATGTTATAATACCTTTTAAAATTAATTGTGTTTTAAGAACATCAGTAAAGAGTGGAGTAAATTTCTTTCTTAATCTTTGAACAAACTTTGTAAATTTAAGTTCATCTCTAGTAATCTCTGTTGAACGGCCAAGACTAAAATTGTTCTCTGCTTCCATACGAGATACTGGAACATTTAATGCACGATAAAGTTTGTTTTGAAAATACTTGATGTCATCTATTTCACCAAGATTAGAACCGCCTGGTAGTGTAGTAATTTCTGTTCCTCTACCACCCTCTCGTCTTGGCAACCAAAAATCTTCTAGCATAGACATATGACTTCTATCATCTCTTATCTCACCAGTTGATGCATCATAAACCAACTTATTACGATAACGATTCATTACATCTTTTAGATATTGTTCTGCTTTAATCTTTGGTAAATTACCAACATCAATATAAAATATTCTTCTTTCTGGAGCTCTTGATATTCTGTATATAACAACAGAATCCTCAATCATTCGTAGTTGATTAACTGGTTTGATTGCTTTGTGAAGATAAGATAAAACATTACCTTTGTTTTGATCTACTAAACCAGATGGGCAATATGTAATACTGTCAGGTGATATTCTTATACCCTCTGATGTTCCATAGTTTACAAGACCTTTTTCATTGTAAAGATAATATTCTTCTACTTTTTTAATTAAGTCAGCACCACTATTAGATTTAGCATCTTTTTGAATACTTCTAACTTTTCTAATTTTACGAGGATCAATATATCTTAATTCTTGCACACCAGCTTTAGGATTGTTTTTGTTAATTACTTTATGATAAAATAGTCTACCATCAACATACCATCTACGAAATATGTCATGTCCTTTTACATCAAAATCAAGAAGTTGTAATACATGATTAAATTCTTCTTGTATTCTTTTTTTAATATTATTAGGATATGGTAATCTATCTAAAACAATAGAAACAGACTGGTCTTTTTCATCAGACACAATGCCTTCATTTACAATGTCCTCTATTGCAGAGTCACATTCTGGTTGCTGTGAAATGTCACGATATCTGCGAACTAAATCTTGTTCAGTTCTTTCTCTACCATCTGTATTTAAGACTTGCCCAAAAAAACCACCACCAGCAATATCTATCGTTCCGTCATCGCTAGATGGGGGAGTGAATTTGTCACTCCCCTTTTGGTCTTTTATTCTTTCAAACTTGAATCCAAACAATTCTGCCATTATCTTATATCTCCTAATTCGTACTACTATTTAGTAGTGTTAAATTAGAAACTTACACCAGATGGCTCAAAGTGTTGGTATCTCCAAGTAACTTCAAATGTTTCTAACTCAGTTGCTTCTGCACTTGATAATTCAACTGCTGCAACAGTTAATGGATAACAAGCTCTAAAGATATAAGTTTTTAAAACTGTATCATCTCTATCTAGTTGCTCAACAAATACATCAGTTTGATAATCAGCAGGAGCAGTAACACCAGTATTATTTGCATAATCATTAATACCATTCTGCCATCTTTCCATTGCGTTTCTTATCATAAAGTCAGTATCATTATAGAATGTGGTAGTCCAAGTTTCAGGAGCTGGCCTATCACCAGAAACATAAATGTTTCTTCCTCTAAATGGAACTGCAATCTCACCTAATGTTGATGCAGGCAATTGTGATGCTGTGCAAAGAAAAGAAGTTCTACGAACATCAAGTCCTATTGCAATACCTGATGGTGGAGTAATTGTCACTCTAAATTGATTGGCTCTTGCACCACCACCGATTAAGTTTGCTTTAAAATCGTCTATATTTGCCATGATTAACCTCCTACCTCAGAAAATGCAACTCCAGTTCTTGTTGCAATGAAGTTAAGTGATATAAAGTTAATTGAACGAGCAGGTTTGACAAAAATATCTGCAACAAACTCATTTCTGTCTATGACTTCACCAGTATTATTGGTTGCATCACATTTCACAGAAAAATCTTGTATACCTCGTCTACCTTGAACATCTCTTAAGAAAGGTTCAACTAAGTTTCTAAACTGTGCTCTTGTAAACTCATCATTGAACTCAAAGAGTTGGAACTTAGCCGCAGTTGCAATTGCCTTTTCAAGAACCAAGAATAATCTTCTAACATTGATTCTATCAAACGCACTTGGTTTTGCAAGTGCAGTTTTATCACCAAAGAGTGTTACACCTTGGCCTGGAAAGTTAACAACAGGGTTAACTCTTGCACGATAAAGAACATCTCTGTTTGCTTTAGTTGGATTGTATGATAGTTTGATTGCGTTTCTAACTCTACCACGATTAAAACCAGCTGGAGAGAACCATGCGTCTTGAACTAAATCAGTATTTGCACAAAGTCCAGCAGTATCACCATTCAATGGTACGAATCTAAACACATCATTATACTTATCAAATTGATACTTATATCCACTATCAAACACTACATAAGAAGATGATGGACATAAATCAAATGCAGTTTTAACATTTTCTGTTGCAGTTACATTTGAAGTAACACCTACTGTTGCAGAGCGATAAGGTGAAACAAATGCAACACAATCTTTTCTTGTTTCTACAAGTGCAGTTAACATTGTTACATGAGTATCTTGTGATGAACTAGTATCAGCTGCACCTCCACCTTTACCACCAAGAATTAAATTAACATCTTCTGATTCAGTATCTTCAAACTTATCATATGCAAGTTCTAATTCACCAGCTGTCACTGCGTAATCGTCAGTACCACCTGATAATGAATCTATGGTAATTGTATCAACATCTGTATATGTACTTGTTGTGTCAGTTCCCCAATTAGTACCAGCAGATATGTGGTCAGTCCAGTAAATAAATTCTGATTGTCTGAAAATAACATCTGCATAGTAAATAGAATCACCTTGTGGTGATTTTGCATTTGGATTCTTTGACATACGAGCAAATGTTTCTATAACTGCTTCTGTTCTTTTTCCATTTGCTTGAAAATCTGCACCAGTAATATCGCCTGTTGTATCATAAACAACAACATGCATTTCATCATTAGAACCACGAGCTTGATCTGTTGCGTATTGTGATGTGCCTGGAGCACCATCAAATAAATCGTAAAACTCCCATCTTCTCTTGATGTAAGAATTATCTGGAACTATATTTTGTAATCCAGCACCATTTGGATCGTCTTTTAATTTAATTGTTAATACATTTGTGCTAGTGTTAATTGCAGTTACTTGATATTCATTTCGGTCATCTACTGGTGTTGCAGCTGCAGAGTCAGAGTAGAAAGAGATTAAATCTCCAACATTAAATGTTTCACCAGATGCATCAACATCGTCTACTGCAATTTCAGTAGCACCAACTGCATCTTCACCTACTGTTAAAACACTACCTGATGTAATTTGTTCGTATGCATCTGCTTCTGCACAAATTTGAACACCTATTGAATTACCCCATGTTCCAGCTGACCTTGCAGCCCATTCTCCATGTGAGCCTTGTCCAGTTGAAAAACTTGCAAGATAATGATCGTCATCACGAATGAGAATACCAGAGTTTGCACCAGCATTTAAAATTCCTGATTCTACACGAACAACTTTAAGTGAATCTGTGTATGATAGAAAACTAGATGCTGTAAACCAGTTTTCAAACTGATTACTATCTGTTTTTGGTTTACCAAATATTTTTACTAATTCTTCTTCTGAGGTAATATTTACCACAGTAGAAACTGGCCCTTTCTCAAAGGCCGAGGCAATTGCACCTATTGAAGTTGCAACTGCTGGTACGACATTCGTTAAATCTATTTCTTTAACTTGAACGCCAGGAGAAACTAAAAATGCCATGACTTTACTCCCTATAAATTATTATTTTTAAATATTTATAAAAAATCACTTTCTAATATAATTCATTTATAATCAAAAGTTATAAATATGGTTATGAAAACACATTATGAAAAATATAAATCAACAATTAAAAAAGTTGCAAGACGACACAGATTGTTAAAAGATAAATGGATAACAGATTATCTTATGACTAATTCTTGCTATGTCTGTGGTGAATCTGAACTTATATGCTTACAATTTTATCCTGACGATAGAAAAATAA